GGTGGAGATCTTAATACTAGTTTAGTTGTTGGACAAATATTTTATAATCAAGGAATAGCAGTTATAACAACAGGGAGTAATGGTAGCAGTGGGTTACAAGATATAGGTAAAATAGCATCTTCAGGCGGAGGCAATATTGATGATGTAAAATTTGAATTTTCCTCATCAGTTACTATTTACGAACAACAATATAAATGTACAATTTTAGAAAACGAATTTGGTTACTCAACTAATCCTACGTTACTTAAAAACAGTGGTGGTACTGGAAGTTATAATGTTGAATATTATGACTACGTTACATCATCATTTTTTGAACCATATGTGACTTGTGTTGGATTATATAATGAAAATACTGAGTTGGTAGCTGTTGGAAAATTGTCATTTCCATTACCAATTTCACAATTTACAGACACAACGATCATAGTTAACTACGACGTATAATGAACAATTGGATATATCAAAACCAGGAAGTAGATACTGTATCTGACTTCCCAGATAATACCTACGGATTTGTTTATAAAATAACACATCTACCTACAGGTAAAAAATACATAGGTAAAAAAATACTATTTTTTACTAGAAAAGTAAAATTAACAAAAAAAGATTTATTAGAGTTTGAAGGTGTAGTAGGTAGAAGACCTGCATATAAATTAGCAGTAAAAGAATCTGACTGGAAAACATATTGGGGATCTAATAAAGAAATATTAGAATTATCTAAAACAGAACCAGATGACCACTGGGAAAGAGAAATATTAGCTGCGGCCCCAAGTAAAAAATTACTTACTTATTATGAAACAAAATTTCAAATGATTTATCAAGTATTAGAAAAACCTGAAGAATTTTGGAATGATAATATTTTAGGAAAATTTTATACTAAAGACTTTCAGTAATATAGCTTTGATGCATAAAATTAGTTTTGTATATTAAACCACCATGGTAAATGAACTATTAATAAACCTAGTTAATTCGGTACTAGGATCAGGTAAACGTACTGCAAGAGGCAATCAGGCACATTCTTGTCCCTATTGTAATCACCATAAACCTAAATTAGAAATAAATTTCTCACAAAACAAAAAAGGATATAATCCTTGGCATTGTTGGGTATGTGATAAGAAAGGTACACGAATTTCTACATTATTTAAAAAAGTAAAAGCATCAACTGAAAAATTTGATGAATTATATAAATTAATAGGTAATGAACAAGAATACACCCAAAACCCTACAGATAAAAAAATATTAAGATTACCTAAAGAAATAAAATATTTTTCTGATATTACTATGTCTGATATAGAAGGTAGACGTGCTCTGTCTTATCTAAAAAATAGAGGAATTACTAAAGAAGATATTATCAAATACAACTTAGGATATTGCACATCTGGTAGATATCAAAATATGATTATTATACCATCATATGATGAAAAAGGTCATTTAAATTATTTTACAGGTAGATCATTTGAGGATAAACCATATATTAAATATCGTAACCCAGAAACATCAAGAAATATAATTCCATTTGAATTATTTATTAATTGGGATTTACCATTAGTTTTATGTGAGGGTCCATTTGATGCTATTGCTATTAAACGAAATGCAATACCATTATTAGGTAAAAATTTACAACAAAATTTATTAATGAAAATTGTTAAGTCAACAGTAGAAAAAATATATATTGCTCTAGATTCTGATGCTAGAAAGCAAGCATTAAAGTTTGCTGAAAAGTTTATGGATGAAGGAAAGGAGGTCTACTTAGTAGAACTCGAAGGGAAAGACCCTAGTGAAATGGGATTTAACTATTTTACAAATTTAATCCAAAAAACTCTTCCATTATCACAATATGATTTAATGGAGAAAAAATTACAACTTATATGAGTAAGAAAAAAATTAATCTAACAAATTCAACAACTTATTATAAAAAGTCATATAATAGAGTCTTAGAAATTAGTGAAGATTCAAAACAAATAACCTTACCAGATGCTAGGTATTATAGACGAAATGGAAAATATTATCCATCAATTACTTATGTTTTATCTTATTACCCTAAAGGTAAACATTTTGAGGATTGGCTAAAAAAAGTAGGATATTCAGCAGATTGGATTGTTAAAAAAGCAGGTGAAGAAGGTACTCAAGTACATGAAATGATTGAAGATTATCTTAATGGTAAAGAGTTAAACTTTTTAGTTAATGGGCAGCCAATGTACAATCCTTTAGTATGGCAAATGTTTTTAAGATTTGTTGATTTTTGGGAAACATATAAACCAACTTTAATTGAAACAGAAGTACATATATTTTCAGATGAACTTAAAATAGCAGGTACTTGTGATATGGTATGTGAAATTGATGGTGAGTTATGGATTATTGATTTTAAAACATCTAACCATTTACAAACTACATATGAATTACAAACAGCGGTTTATGGTAAATGTTATGAGGAATGTTTTGGTAAAACAGCAGATAGATATGGTATTTTATGGTTAAAATCATCTAAAAGAGGACCTAAAGAAGGTGCTATACAAGGTAAAGGATGGGAATTGTTTGAATCAAAACGTACACAAGAAGAAAATATTGGTATATTTAATACTGTTAAAAAGTTATTTGATTTAGAAAATCCTAGACATAAACCAAGTTTTACTGAATTTAGAACTACAGCTAAAAGGGAGTTGTGATATTTATAACAAAATATTCAATTCATGATATCATTAGTACAGTTATTAAAAGAAGTGAGTATACCCAAAAATAAATGGGTACCACTATCGGGCAATGATATAAAAGATTTAGAAGATGACATTCTAGATTTAATTCAAAATGCTTATGGACCTATTGGAGGTCATCCTAATTATAAATCAGTAGGTGATTTAGCAGGATCTGATTATGAAATTATTGATTTAGACGATGACCCAGATTTAGATGCTGTTACAGTAACTAAACAAAGAGCGGGTGGTACTAAACACGTTGGTATAGGACATGATGGTACAAGTCCAGGTAAAAGAGGAGCAATAGGTCGTACAATTGATCAATTAGACAAACCTTCAAATTACATTGAAGCATCAGGTGCTATAGAAAATATTTTACGTAAGGCAGGAGTAGTACAAGTTACAGATGAAGAAACAATTCGTAAAGCTTTAAAAGGTAAAGAAATAAAAATATACGATGATGGTACTTATGATAGAATTTTAGGTGGTAAAAAGTATAGAAAAACAATGTTTGGAAAACCAAAAGTATGATAAAATTAATGCAATTACTAAAAGAGGCAACAGCATCTCCTAAAGCAATTATATTAGCAGGTGCGCCAGGAGCTGGAAAAGGATATATTCTTAAAGGATTAGATCTATCTGGTTTAACTACTTATAATATAGATTTTGACTTTGTTCCTTTATTAAAAAAAGCAGGTGTTAGTTTAGATTTAAAAAATGCTACCCCTGAAGAAAGAAGCCAAGCAGCTAAATTAATGAGACAAGCTACTGCAAAATTAAAGGATGAGGATTTACCTAAAGCAATAGCTAGTAGAGAGTCATTTATATTAGATGGTACTGCTGCATCATATAGACAAACAGAAAAATTAAAAGAAGAACTAGAAAATGCTGGTTATGAAGTATTTATGCTTTATGTTTATACTGATTTAGAACGTTCATTAAAACAAAATCAAGATAGATTTGATAAATCAGGTGATAGAAGTTTAGCACCAGCTATTGTAATGAGAACATGGAATGATGTTACTAAAAATTATCAACCATATAAAGATTTATTTGGTAATAATTTTGTATCTGTATCAAATTTGTTACAAGATGAAAAATTAGATAATTTAGAAGATATAGTAAAAAAATATTTAGATCCTTTTAAACCACAAAATACAAAACCTAAAACTGATGCCCAAAAAGCAAGATCAGCTAAATCTAAAGCTCAATTAAATGCTGATATTAAAGCATTATTATCAGATGAAGGTGTTAAAGACATAATTGATAATTCAGTTTCAAGAGAAGAAGCTCAAGCAAAAATAAAATCATTTATAAATGGGTAGAGTATTAGCAGCATATGGAGGAGGTTTTAAACCACCTACAAGAGGTCATTTTGAAATAGTAAAAACAGCACTTAATGACTTTCCAGAAATAGATGAATTTTATATCTATGTAGGAGGTAAAGTACGTGATGGTATAGATCAATTTGAAGCAATTCAGATTTGGGACATATATAAAAAATATTTAGCTAATAAAGTTGATATACAACCTTCAAAATCTCCAATTGGAGATATTTTACGTTTAGCTAAAGATAATCCTCAAGATATTGTTTATTTTGTTATAGGATACAGAGAAGGTAGACAAGATGATTTAGATGATGTATCTGCAAGAACAGATAATTTAAAAGAAAAATATCCTAATATTATAGTTAAAGTAATTCCTACTTATGATCCTAATATGAGTGGTACTAATGCTAGAAAGGTATTAGATAATGAAGAAGAATTTATTAAATTTTTACCTTATGAAGTAGAAGAAAAATCTGAAGTATTTAAATTAGTACAAAAGTTAGATGAAATGTCAATTCCTAAATTTGATGTAGTAAAACCTATTATTGACAAATTTTTAGGAGGAGCAGAAAAAGCTGGTAAAAAATTATTAGAAATAGTTAAAAGAGAAGGCAAACAAACTTTAGTATTAGTTAAAGAAATAGCAGAGTATGTAATATCAGGTGAAAAACCAAACCCAGCTGAAGAAAAGAAAATAAATAAACAGTTATTAGATCTAGGGTTTTTAGCATTATTAGGAATAACTGGTAACATCCCAGTATCTATAGTTGGTATTTTATATTGGATTCTTAAGGAATCAGGTGTTGCTAAAGAATTTTTAAAATTAGATGAAATAGCTTTAATAGAAGAATGGCTTAATGAAGCAGATCCTAAAAAAGGAACAGGTAAAAAACCTAAAGGATCAAGTAGAAGATTATACACAGATGAGGATCCTAAAGATACTGTAGGTGTTAAGTTTAGTACTAGACAGGATATAGTAGACACTTTAGGTAAAGCATCGTTTAAAGCTAAATCACATGCTAGACAATCTCAAATTATTAATTTAATACACCAAAGAGTAAGAGCAGCACTAGCTAGAACTAAAGACCCAGATAAGAAAAAGAAACTAAAAGCTGGATTTGAATATATTAAAGGTAAAAAAGAAGCATCTAAAAAGAAAACACAGCGTTTAAAAAAACAAAAGAAAGAAAATGTAGCACCTAATCATAATGGTAAAGCAGCTCCATTTGGATCTGGATATAAAGAATTAAATGAAGGTAAGTATGATTCTTTAGTAACTAAATTAGCTGGTTTTACTTTAAATGCTTGGAAAGGTGATTTTGAAGATGGTCAAAATAAAGGACTTATTGAAGTAGAAGTAGGTCCTGGTTTAGATTTTGATTACCCACATTTAAAATTTATATATAAAGCAGAAGCTAAATTTGGTGGTTTTTATAGAACAGCAGGAGCAGCTATACCTGATCCACCTAAAGGTTTACCTAGAGTTAGATTAAATTATAATATTCCTATAGATGAATTACCTAGAATGTGGGAACGAATTTCTATGGATATTAGAAATACTATTAGACATGAAATAGAACATTTAATGCAATCAGGACCTAATGTTAAAAAAGGTAAAGAAAAAGCATCAGATAGATCTGAAAGAGAAGAATTAGCAACAGGTAAAAAACCATGGTGGAAATTTTGGAGAAAAACTTTAGGCACTCCTGAGTATTATAAATTAGAAAAAGAAATAGACGCTAATTTAGAAGGTTTATATTTAAAAGCTAAAAAATCAAGACAACCTTTAGAGCAAGTAATTGATAATTATTTGCAGTATGATTTAAATTTACCTATAGAGGATAGAGAAGATATAAAAGCTTTATGGAAAAAAAGAGCACCTGAATTAAATATACCATTAGAGGAAGGAGATACATATGAAAAGATGGCTGCTAAAGGTAAAAAAGCAGGTAATTTAAAACAAGGTACAGTTAGAAAAAGATTAGGCATTCCTAAAGATAAAAAAATTCCGTTATCTAAAATAAATAAAGAATTATCTAGATTAAAGAAAATGGATAAAGATAAAGATAAAAAGGGTGTACAATTAGGAGATAAAAACCAAAAATATTATAAAGCACTACAGTTATCTAAAACATTAAAAACTACTACTAATGTAAATGAAAGTGCTACATATTCCCAACATATAGATCTTATAGGGTTTTTAGCTAAACTAACTCAATATATGTTAGATAAAGGTATGAATATTGAACCATTACCAAATTTAGAATTTATTGATGGTGATATTGAAAATGCTAAACAATTTCTTGGTAAAACAGCGTATTATGACCCAAATACTCAAACTATAGCATTATATACTGAAGGTAGACATCCTAAAGATATAGCGCGTTCATACGCTCATGAAATGATACATCACATACAGTATTTAGAAAATAGGTTGGGTAATGTACAAACTACTAATACATTGGAGGATGATAACCTTGATAAATTAGAACAAGAAGCTAATTTAAGAGGTACAATGACGTTTAGAAACTTTACAGATTCTTTAAATGAAGTATATAAACATAAATTTGGGTTTAATGATAAATTGGGTAAGGATCCTTTTGGGTTAAACCAATTTGCAAGAGAAATAGCTACAGAAGTAGAAAACGCTATGAATAAAAAAGAATATAAAATATTTTCGGATATGGATGGGGTCATAACTGACTTTAATGGTAGATTTGAAAAATACTCTGATGGTATTCCACCTTCAGAATACGAAAAAAGATTTGGTAAAGAAAAATTTTGGGAATTAGCTGATGGTGAAGGTGTAGCATTTTGGGTAGGCATGCCTTGGATGTCTGATGGTAAAACATATTGGGATTATATTAAAAATTATGATGTAGAATTATTATCATCACCTTCAAGATCTCAAACATCTAGATTAGGTAAAAGACTATGGGTTAGAAATAATTTACCTGGAGTTAAATTAACATTAGCTCAAGCAGCTAAAAAACAAAATTATGCAGCACCAAACCATATATTAATTGATGATAGAGAATCGAATATTGAACAATGGAGATCACAAGGTGGTATAGGAATATTACACACATCAGCTGCTGATACAATTGAACAACTTAAACAACTAGGATTATGAGTGAAATAAAAACATTAGGTGGTGGTTATAAAGGTGGTTCTCCTCGAGTAAGAAGTAATAATACTAAAACATTTACTCCTCCACCCCCACAACAAAAAATATTAGTAAGTGAATTAATTAACCAAATTAAAGTATGGAAAATTGATGGTAAGTTAACATCAGAAGAAATACAAACAATAATTACGGAGTTACAAAAAATATAGTTTATGAGCAAAGTACAAGGATTAAAAAAACAATTTACTGAAAAAGATGTTAACAGAATGCGTAACCTTATTCAAGGTAAGCACGGTGAAAAAGTAGGTCAAGGTGTTGGTTATTCTAAGTCAGAAAAACATTATAAAGAGGGTGATGTATGGGAAGCAGATGGTCGTAAATGGACTATTAAAGATGGTATTAAACAAAATATTACTAAATTAGATGCTGCAAAAAAAGCTCATATGATGCCTATATTTTGTCCTAGTTGTGGGTCTAAAATGCATGTTGATATTGATAAAGCTTATTATAACCTACACAAAAAATGTCTTAATTGTGTTGTTAAATTTGAACATGAATTACGTAAAGCAGGATTATATGAAGCTTATGAAGCTAGAATTATAAACTCAGATATAGATGGGTTTATAAATGACATAAAAAGCTATATAGAGTCACAACTAACTATATCAAATAATTCATATATAACAGAACAAGGAGATGTTGAAAAGTGGGTTGGAGGTCCTAATATAGAAAAAGTATATGAGGGATTAGCTAAAACAATCGAACATTTAGAAAGTCTTAAAAAGTAAAATATTTTTATATATTTATAAATAAAATAAAATGGATAACTTTAATATAACTGGATACTTTAAGAAACAATATCTAAATGAAATTGATAAAGATTTGGAGAAGAAGTTTTATAGTAATTTCCCTTCTGCAACACCCAAACCTCGCCTTTTACATAAAGAAGATGATGCCCAAATATTATTAGCTGCTTTAAGAAAAGAGTTAGGCGATCTTAGATTTGATGATATGTTTAGAGGTGGTTCTTATAATGGTAGAGAAGGTTATTATTTAAGAACATTTGGTTTACAAGATTGGTCGGCTGATGCTATTCAAAAAGTAAAAAATGCTTTTGAAAAAGCAAATACACAAACTAAAAAATATAATTTTGAATTTTATGATACTGATGATTATGAAATGGAATTTGGAGGTGATAGAGACTACCCGGCTTCAATTTCATTTTTCTCTATAGATAAAGCTAACATAAAAGAAGGTGTTGAAAAAGAAATGTTTACTTTTTTAGATGCTTTAAGAGACACAGGTGTAACTAATATGTTTGGAGCTGGTCCTTATTTATCAAGAGAATTTGGTTTAGATAAAAGAGAAGCTAGAGAAATATTAGCTAAATGGATGAGAAGTAAAGAAAATGAAAATGTTAACGAAGCATTACCTGTGATACCAGGCTTATCAACAATGGCAAATGAACCAAAAGATTCAACTGAATATGTTCTAGTAAGACCAGGAAAAGGTTATGTTAGAAAAATTTCTGTAAACGATTATACAAAAAGACCGAAACAAGCTGCGAGATATAAAGATAAAGCAATTGCATCTGCTAAAGCTGAAGAATTTAAAAAAATGCATAATGTTGAAGTAAAGGTTCAAGCTATTGATGAATCAATAAATGAAAAAATTGACTTTGAATATGTACTAGATTTAAGAGATGAAAAAAGAGATATTGAAGATAGAATTGCTCAACTATATAGAGATATGGAACAAGAAGCTGAACCAGAAGGTGGTGAAATAGCTGATTATTATGGTGATCAATTAAATAAATTAGAAGATAAGTTATATAGAGTTAATAAATTAATTAATGACTATGATATGAACGAAGCAGAATTATCAAAATCAGAAAAAAATAAAGTTAAAAAAATATCTGGTCAACTTAAAAAATCAGTTAAGGCACATGATAAACAAGCTAAAACACTTGATAAATTACTTAAAGAAGAATTAGCAAAAG